CGAAAATCCTTGGGCGTCACCGATGATAATGTCTCCGGCCGCCGGACGCGGCACGCCCGGAAGGACACAAGACTTGACGAGCTTGCCGTTTATGTAGACATCCAAGTTGCGCTGGAAGACGGCAACGGATACGGAAAACCAGGTTTGAAGAGGAACGTTCTCTACCGTGCAGGTGTAGGTATCCCCTGTTGACGATGTATCGCTTGCATCTCCGGAAAAGATCGAGACAGCTACGTCCAGGCTATTGTCGGTCGGATGGAGAGAAATTTCGGGGTTTCGGATCGTTGTAGTCGTTGCGTCCTGGCGATACAGGATGCTCTTCTTCTCACCAAACTGATAATCCCAGTCCTTGATGTACATCCAAAATTGAACGCTATTGTCTGCGCCCTGTGTGATGGGTGCATTGGCGGCAGAAATCACTTTTCTATTTTTCCCGTCGAGTGGGAGGGGTGCCTGATCAGGAACTGTAGGCGATCCCAGAATAGATGTTCCCGGCTTCCCCGTGGACATTGCAACTGCATTGTAGATAAACAGTGCGGCGAAAAGTAGAATGACAAGGCCAACAAGAGACACGAGGACTTTCATCACCACGCTCAAGGCATTGAAGCCTGCGGGGGCAGCAACACCTGGGATGGGTTGTGAAGCAGAGGATCCCATTTATGTATCACTTACAAAGGAAGTTGTGGTAAGACACAATGGAAAAACGAATAGATCTACCCGCAAGGTCACAACAAGTAATGTATTGTAACAACTGCGGAACACGAGGTCACCTCTTTCGGGCGTGTAGAGACCCGGTCTTATCATGTGGGCTTATTCTTGCAGATAGTTCCTCCCTTCCGATTGATCCATCAACCTCTCGGTTGCTGATGATACGGAGGAAAGACAGCATGAGTTTCGCGGAATTTATGCGAGGAAAGTACGACCCTACGGACTTGGACTACGTTGGGCGCCTGATTGGAAACATGACAGTCTCCGAGCAGCGCCTAATTAGCGATACGCCTATTGAAACCATCTGGAAAAGCTTGTGGGGCGATGATCACGGAAATGGCGAGATGGCTACGTCAAAGGAACGGTTTGAGCAGTTGGACTGGGCTGCGCTGGTGAGCAAGCACCCTTCGATCTATGAGGAGCCTGAATGGGGATTTCCAAAGGGGCGCAGAATTCGGGGCGAAAGTGACGTAGACTGTGCGATTCGTGAATTTGGTGAAGAGACGAACGTTCCCCGTGATGCCTACCTTGTTCTCAAGAACATCCGTCTTGAAGAAACGTTTGAGGGACTGAATGGCATTACGTATCGCCACATTTACTTTGTCGCACTGGCCCAGCGCTCAGAGATGATTGACTTGACCCAGCGGTTTACTCCAATGCAACGCCGAGAGATCTCGGGTATTGCATGGAAGACGTTTGACGAGTGCACGGCTCTTGTCCGTCCTCACCATGTTCAGAGGGGCGCAATGATCAATGAATTACGAAGCATCGTGACGACCTTTGAAACTAGTTAGGACGTAAAGCGGAACCCTGCGAGGTAGACCGTAATTGAGTATGCGGCCACACTAATCACAAACACCCACCACCACAACGGGAACACCGTTGCTTCCCGATCGGTTGCCCCAAACGGGCGAATCCGTCCTTCACGCCCAAAGGCGATGGACGGTTTCAGGTACAGGAATGCAGCCATGAGGAACAAATAGATGGTCACCATCCACATCCGATGATTGCGTCGGGCGATATCCATTGTATGAAGTAGTGTAAAAAGTTCCACACCAAACACAATGAGCGATTACGTATTGCCAAACAGGAGGGCGTTCTCAGACGCCATCACACGGCAGTTCATTAAGTCGGACTACCGAGCAAAGGACGTAGATCCGTTGGACGAAGAGGATAAGAACATTGACCTATGTGCCAAACGGACGGGCACGGGTCGTGAGCTTTTTCCCTATCAAAAGCTTATTCGGGACTACCTGAAGATTGAGACACCGTATCGGGGCCTGTTGGTGTATCACGGACTGGGATCGGGCAAGACATGCTCTTCTATTGCCGTGGCGGAGTCGCTGCTGTCGACCAGCAAGGTCTACGTCATGGTTCCGGCGTCCCTTGAAGCAAACTTTCGTGAGGAACTGCAGAAGTGCGGCGACCCCATCTATGCGGTGGAGAACCATTGGACTGTGCGCCAAATGTCAGCCGAGGTGCGCGAGGTGGGAAAACGACTGGGCATTTCGGAGACATTCATGGACAAGCACAATCGCATTTTTGTCACAACGTCAAGTCAGCAGCCGAATTTTGAGGGGTTGTCGACTCAGGACAAGGCGGCGATTCGTGAGCAGATCAAGGACATTCTCAATCAACGCTTCAATTTTGTTCGCTACAACGGACTCACACGAACGAGCATTGCCGAGTACACCAAGGAGGGAATGTATGACGATTCGGTGGTCATTATCGATGAAGCCCACAACTTGATCTCTCGTGTCATTAACGAGTCTGAGATCACCGGAAAGCTGTATGAGTCCATCTACCGTGCTCAGCGCTGCAAGATTGTATTGCTCTCCGGAACTCCAATCATTAACTCGCCGAATGAAATTGCCTTCATGATGAACCTTCTCCGGGGACCGATTGAGCGAATTACCATTCCCTTCAAGACCATTCCTACGTGGGATGAGGAGAAGATTACCAAGGCGTTTCGTACTCTTCCGGAGACCGATACGATTGAGTTCAATACCCTGAAAAAGCAGGTGATGGTCACGCGCAATCCGCCCCAGTTTCGGTCCACATACAACGGAGAGGGTGATCGTATTGCAGTTCAGTACATGAAGGACATGCCATACATTTCTCAGGCCGCAGACTGGGTTGCATCGGTAAAGACCAAGATCGAAACTGAGGTCGGTGGCGGTGAGATTGCCACGGAGCGCGTGACAACTGAAGAGTTTCAGTGTTTGCCCACAGACTATGAAGAGTTTGCAAGCTTGTTTATTGATGGACTGAATGTGAAGAACCCCATGCTGTTTCGTCGTCGCATTCAAGGACTTGTTTCGTATTTCAAGGGTGCTGACGAGCGCCTTCTTCCGAAACGCATTGAACTTGAGGATACGCTGGAGAAGGTTCCAATGTCCAAAGAACAGTTCACGCGCTACCTTGAAGCCCGTTGGATTGAAATGAAGATTGATTCTCGCCGAGGACGAAGCAAACTGAATGAGAACCTCAGTACGTTCCGAGTTCCGACACGCCTGGTGTGCGACTATGCGCTTCCTCTTGACATGAAGAAGCCCGAGGTAGAGGAAGGAGCAGCAGAAGACAAGCCGCAAAAGATATCGGGTGACGAAATTCGGAAGAAGCTCTTGGCGGAACCCGATCGGTATCTCTCTGAAAAGGGGTTGGAAGTCTTCAGCCCCAAGATGCTCCGAATTCTGAAGAACATAAAGAAGTCCAAGGACGGAAATCAGTTTATCTACTCGCAGTATCGCTCATTGGAAGGGTTGGGCGTCTTGTCGGCTGTGCTTGAACACGCAGGATGGCAGAGATACAAGCTGTCTCACTCTGCAAATCAGTGGGTAGAAGATCCTGAGATGGATGACCGTCCGGCGTATACCTTCTACACAGGCGAGGAGAAGGAGGAAGAGCGTGACCTGACCCGCCAGATCTTCAACGGCGTCTATTCAAAGAACTTTCCGCCCTCTCTCAAGGAAAGTGTGGAAAAGCGTGGCAAGAAGATTCTGAACATCCTGATGGCCTCGGCGTCGGGCGCAGAAGGCATTACACTCACCAATGTCCGCCACGTTCACATTATGGAACCGCACTGGACTCCGGCTCGCCACGATCAGGTCATTGGTCGTGCTATTCGTATTTGCTCTCACGCAACCCTTCCGATGGAGGAGCGCACAGTCAAGGTCAGTTTTTACATTTCAGTCTTTACGGAGGATCAGATGAAATCCGCAGAATACCCGAACATTGTGGCCATTCGTCGTAACGATATGGTCACAAAGCGCTATGAGGGCGACCCTGTGGAGACATTCATGTCCACGGATGAATACTTGTATGAAACGGCGTATGAAAAGGAGCGCATTGGTCAGCGAATGTCCCTGTTGCTGAAGGAGTCCGCGGTGGATTGCGAGATTCACCGAAAGCTCCACTCCCGGGAACGTCCGCAGGTGTCCTGTATGCGATTTGACAGCACCACAACTGGAGAGGACTTGGCCTTCAAGCCGAACATCAAGAGTGAAGACTTGGATGCCACTGTTCTGCGCAACACATCCAAGAAGCACCGCCGTCTGCAAAAAGTCCTCATCAAGGGCATCTCACTCATCATTGATCCGAATACAAAAGAAGTGTTTGACGGACCTGCGTGGGACGACCATCAGCGCCTTCTGCGTATGGGAGTTATGATGTCACCAACTTCAATCCGGTTTCTGCTTTAACACACTCGTCAAGCCTCGTTCTTGACGTCCTCCAGCCAAGACGCACACACCTCGTTCCACGTCTTGAAGGTGTAGGCCGCTGCGGCCTTCTTGAACTGAGGAAGGGCGGCGATCATGCGTTCCATCTCATCCGCAAGGTCCTTGTAGCTGAAGCTCGGGGCCCACAGTCCAAGGGGCATGGTCCCTGAGAAGTAGACACGGTCACCGGGCTTGACAAATCCACACACCGTCTCGTCCATGAAGGAACGATAGGTTCCAATGTCCGTCACAATCTGGGGCGCACCCGTATACAGGTGCTCAATCTGACAAAGCCCGAATCCCTCTCCATCGGAGGTGTTCACGCCAATGTCCGCAGCATTGTAAATCTCGTTGATGGCGGAATCAGGCACGGGCTTTGCGGAC